GCACAAAGTAGCATTACAGCCAATATTGCAATGCTGTGTTCGGAATATCACCACGTGTCTTGCTAAGGATGTATCTCCTCCGGAATCTCTCTAATCCTGTTAGAACTGAAGGTTCTACCTCTCCAACGTAGTGTCCGTGGTCGATGTACGTATTTACATCCGTATTGGCACATCCTCGGTGGATGTTACGACCACTTGGGTCAAGTAGCTTGTATGCAATCCTCCAAGCAGAACGATAAGTCGCAGCGTATGCCAATAAAAGCATTTTAACCTGCCTCTCTCGTCTTTGTGGGTCACGATCGTACTTGCGGAATGTTTCGGGATGAACCATTCTCTTAAGAACTTCGGACTCATCTAATGTTGGCAAGCCATTGTCCCAATCGCGCCCAAGATAATGAATCACTTCATCATAGTGGTAGAGATTTGACTTCTCACTACCATGCATCTTTACACCAAAGTGTGTATTCGCATAGTCAGCGATCGCGTCTAAATCAACCTTACGATTAGACCAAAGCATAAGGTCATCACCAAGTACAAAAACTTCTCGCTTAGAGACGTTAAGCTTAAAGTGACTTGAGATGGCTCCACCGATAATAACATTTACAACAGAGTCAATCATCTGAGTAAAATAGGATCCACTTGGAACCCCATGGTCCTTACCATAGTAAATGTTACCATCAGGCATTACGATTGTTGTGTGGATGAAGTAATTTTCGATAAGCTTAAAGATCTCATCTACTGTCTTACCACTCACAGGTTCCACTTCCCTGTCGTCGAACCAAGTTCGAAGAATTTTAAACGCAACGTGGATAAGTTCTGATGATATAGTAGCATCAAACTGTGACATATCTAGTGAGTAGGCCCACTTTCTATGATAGCTTGCTACCCTCAGCTTCGTACCCAACGCCCCTGTCGCAATTGCAAACGCCATTGGCGAGTTGCGCCTCTTGAACTTCTCGATGAGAGGTTTGGCCACTAAGCCTTCAATGACCGTCATCGAATAAGGATATCCCCAGACTAACCTAGTTTTGTCCTTAAACTGCGTTCTCTTGAATGCTAGACATGGCTCAGGCTTCTTCTCTCTTCGAAGAGTCTGCAGACCGCGCTCCAGTGCTCGAGTTTGTGACTCAGCCTTTGTACAACCATAGTTTGTTAGGCCAGGTGAACCTGATGGGTTCGACGTAACTTTAACAATTGTCTCTGGTGTAAAAGGCAAAACGTGCAATCGTTCTTCATCACCTTTACGAGCGAATGAGCTAAACGCAAGAGCTACTCCATGCTGATATTCAGCACCTGGCCGAGGTTTTGGAGCTTTGTGTGGCGCATAGCCCGATAATGCTTCATAGAGTTTCTCAACTTTATAAATTGAGCGAGGGGCCTCCTCCGTTGAGAAACCCTGTGCAAGAAGCATATCACGCACGTTATCGTCAATTAGCACATGCTCATTGTCCTTGGACATTTGAGAGTAGTACTGTTTAAGCCTCTTTTGACGATAAGGGTGCTTTGTAAATGCACTCAGGTCCTTTTGATATGAAATCAAGACCATCAACCCCCTTTCTATTTTGTAAGTCACGCTTTGCATTGCGCCGCCTTCCCCGCACTTGTTTTAACAATGACCAGTGTCCATTGGATTACTACTTTGCTCTCGCGCAGTAGCTTTAGTGTTGTCTCACTGTTACAGATATCGTTTGTAACCACCGGCTCGCCTTTTCTTTCTCCTGACTCGCACTGGGATAGCTTTCTTTTACTAGACAGCTTTAGTCTAAACAACTTTGTTGAGTCATCAATGATTAGCCTACATTGAGAGAGGGTTCTTAAATTGGACACAGTCACAATCAATGGCCATAAGCACATCTCTAGTCATA